CCTTTTGGTAATAGTTTATTAGAAAGTATCTTTAAAGTATTCAAACAAAAAGAACTTTTAGAAGATGCTATTATCATTTATAGAGTTCAAAGAGCACCAGAAAGACGTGTGTTCTATATTGATGTTGGCAATATGCCCAGTCACTTAGCCATGAGCTTTGTTGAACGTGTTAAAAATGAAGTCAATCAAAGACGTATTCCGTCAACAACAGGTGGTAGTCAAACTGTAGTAGATAGTGGTTATAATCCATTGTCAATAAATGAAGATTACTTTTTCCCACAGACAGCAGAAGGGCGTGGTTCTAAGGTAGAAATTTTACCTGGCGGAACTAACTTGGGAGAGATAGATGACCTCAAATACTTTACCAATAAGCTATTCCGTGCTCTACGCATACCTAGCAGCTACTTACCTACAGGCCCAGATGATGGAGGCAGTAATTTCAATGACGGAAGAGTGGGAACTGCTTATATACAGGAACTTAGGTTTAACAAATATTGTGAACGACTTCAATCTATGATGCATGAAGCATTTGATACAGAATTTAAATTATATCTAAGAAATAAAGGTATCAATGTTGATAACAATATTTTTGATTTAAAATTTAATCCTCCGCAAAACTTTGCCAGTTATAGACAGGCTGAAATGGATACTGCCCGTGTTAATGTTTATGGGACCTTATCTGCAGTTCCTTATCTAAGCAAAAGATTTGCCATGAAACGGTTCTTAGGCTTGACTGCTGAAGAAATGGCTGAAAATGAAAAGCTATGGAAAGAGGAAAACGTAGATGAGGAACAGGATTTAAATGCCAGCGCTGAATTAAGAGGTGCCGGTATTACCGCAAATAGTATAGGCGGCGATTTAGGAAATCTAGGAAGCAATACTGCTGAATTAGGACCCGATCCTAACGCAGAACCTACAGGGGAAGCACCTGCGCCAGGAACAACTGCTCCTGCTTAATAAATAAAAACATGCTGCTAAGAGAATTTATATACTTTGATAAGAATTCTGTAGATCCTGTAGAGGATAATCGCTATTTGAGTAATAACGACACTACAGTATTGAAAAATTCTGATGTCCGTAAAGTTAGATTAACATTAAGAATGTTAAATGAAATACGTAAAGCCGGCGAGGCACATGATAAAGAAAAACGTAAAGAACTATTATTAATTAGGAAAATGTACGCTGCTCCCCCACCAGAAGCAGCGGCTCAAATGTAAAGTGTAAAAACTTTACAATTTTTTGTCAATAAGAGCTAAAACTCTGCCAAGTTTAGGTCAAAATGATTCATTTTAGGCCTATTTTATATATATTATAAGATAACTCTGTAAATATACTCGACAGCCTTGCCGCTACAGTATAAAGGAGATGAACGGACATGTCTAAATTTGAACAATTACTAGACTATCTTGTGAACGAAGAAATGGATAAAGCCAATGAACTTTTCCACGAGATAGTTGTTGAAAAAAGCCGCGATATTTACGAAAACCTAATCGCAGAAGAAGAAGACGAAGAAGTTGACGAAGCTTCTGATGAAGAAGTTGACGAAGCCGCCGATGAAGAAGAAGTCGATGAATCTGCAGACGAAGAAGAAGTAGACGAAGCCTACGACGAAGAAACAGACGAAGGCTATGACGAAGAAGCTGACGAAGGCATGGAAGAGCTAGAAGATTCATATCACATGATGGACGGCGATGATGACGAAATGCCTCCACAAGATGCCACAGATAACCTCGGCGCAGATGCCGGTATGGACGACATGGAAGCTCCTTCCGATCCGGAAGAGCAAGTTAAAATGGACATCCAAGCAGCTATCGATAAACTAGAAGCAGCATTTGCTACACTAGGCGGTGAAGGCGGAATGGACGACATGGGCGGAATGGACGACATGGGCAGCGATAAGGATATGGAAAAGCCTGCGGAAGAAGACATGATGGGCTTTGCTGAAGGTCGTCGTATGACACGCGAGTATGTTGAGAAAGTTGGTAATGATTGGGATAAGAACAGTCAGAAGCAACAAGGTGCTATCGTCGGTAAGAACACAGGCGACAGTATGCCATCTGCAGAAAACACAAAAAGTCCTATCAGTTCTGGAAAAGGCAAGCCAACAACAGGCGCAACAGCACACAATATCTTAGGTGGTAAGGGTGGACAAGAAGGTGGTCATAACACTGGAACAAGTCCTAACAAGCCAAGCAAAGGTATCAACCCAGAAAGTGGTGAGAAGTTTACAAAAGGCGTTACAACTAACCTAGACGGATCTACAACAGGTGTTAAGAAATTATCCAAAGTTGCTGGCGGTCACGGTGCTGAGAAGAAAGGCGCAGGTCCAGGACCAGTAGGTTCAGGAACAGGTGACAAAGCAGGCCAGACCAGTGTAGGTGTAGTCAAGAGCCCAATCAATGGTGCTCCAGGACGCAACGCTTAATTGAGATAACGGATGAAACTTTCGTACCTACGTGAAAATTTAAGTTTTGATCAGGCTCAAGTTATGCTCGAGTCTGATGATAAGGACGGTAAAACGCTTTATCTCAAAGGGATAGCTATACAGGGCGGTATACGTAATGCTAACCAGCGTGTCTATCCCGTTGATGAAATTGAACGTGCTGTGAAAACATTAAACGATCAAATTCAGAACGGATATTCAGTCTTAGGTGAAGTTGATCATCCAGATGATTTAAAAGTTAATTTGGACCGTGTGTCACATATGATTACTCAGATGTGGATGGAGGGTCCGAACGGATATGGAAAGATGAAAATCCTTCCAACTCCAATGGGTAATTTAATTCGTACCATGCTCGAGAGCGGTGTAAAACTTGGTGTAAGTTCTCGTGGTAGCGGCAATGTTAACGACATGAACGGCCATGTGTCTGATTTCGAGATCATCACGGTAGATGTAGTTGCTCAACCCAGTGCGCCTGGCGCATATCCTACTCCTGTTTATGAACATCTCATGAACACACGCTATGGATATCGTGCTACTAAGGTTGCACAAGAAGTAAAAGAAGATCCAAAGGCCCAGAAATATCTTAAGGAACAACTCCTTAATGTTATTAAAGGTCTAAAATAAGCCCGAGGAGAAAAGTAAATGTTGGACGCATTCAAAAAGTTAGTCGAAAGTGGAATTATTTCAGAAGATGTTGGGTCTGAACTTGAATCCGCATTGGCTACTAAAATTCAGGAGAATCGCGACCAAGTTACCGCTGAACTTCGTGAAGAATTTGCTCAAAAATACCAGCACGACAAGTCGTTAATGGTTGAAGCAATCGACAAGATGTTAAGCGAGAGACTGGCCGTTGAAATGGCCGAGCTGGCAACTGATAAAAAATCTCTAGCAGAAGCAAAAGCACGTTATCAACAAAAGATGACTGAAGATGCTAAAAAGCTAGAAGGTTTTGTTATCAATCAGTTAGGTAAAGAGTTAGTTGAATTCCAAAGCGATCGTAAGAAAGTCGCAGAAAATTTTGAAAAGCTAGAACAATTTGTTGTTCATGCTTTAGCAAAAGAAATCAACGAATTCGCACAAGACAAAAAAGATCTTGCCGAAACTAAGGTTAAATTAGTTCGCGAGGCCAAGACCAAGTTTGAAGAAATCAAAGCAGAGTTCATCAAGCGTGGTGCTACAGTTGTAGAAAATGCTATTACTAAGAAACTTACAAATGAGATTACTCAGTTGAAAGAAGATATTGATAGTGCTAGAAACAACGCATTTGGTCGTAAGATCTATGAAGCATTTGCCCAAGAATTTTCTAGTTCATTCTTAAATGAAAAATCAGAAACAGCAAAACTGTTAAAGATTATTCAAAAGAAAGACCAAGAACTTGCTGAGGCTAAACAGGCTATTACCGAAAAAGCTACTATTGTAGAATCTAAAGAACGCGAAATCCGTGTTACAAAAGATTTAATGGAACGCAAACAGGTTATGGCTGAATTATTAGCACCATTAAGTGCTGATAAGAGAGGGCTAATGAAAGAACTTTTAGAAAGTGTTCAGACTTCTAAACTTTCAACAGCTTTTGACAAGTACCTACCAACAGTGATGGAAGGCGAAATCAAGAAGCCAGCCAAGGCTGTACTAACTGAGGGAACCGAAGTTACTGGGAATCGTGAAACAAAGCCAGAGGTAGGCTTAGATAATATATTAGATATCCGTAAGTTGGCGGGTCTAAAATAATTCAAGGAGACAAAAGAAAATGTCACAACTATTAAATGAAAGATGGTCAGAGACCAAAGAAGCTCTGCTTGAAGGCCTATCTGGTAACCGTCGTGCTTCTATGAA